ATGAAATTCACAACTAGTGGAACCAGAACCAGAACCATAACAACAGTGATTATTGAGCGTGTAAGCGGTGGCGTTGATATAACCAAGGCTGAAGTGATAAAGGCCACCCAGTGCGGCAGTGTTATCGACGGAGACTCTACAGGCTGGTACGGGTATGTCGGGGAGGCCTTGCACTGTGGGGCTAGTCACACGGTAAAGGGCGAATCAATCGAGCAGTTATCGACTACTACCACCGAGCAATTCGAGTGGCAAGAGGAGCCAGAGGTTGAGTGGGTATAGTCCCATCCTAACCTAATTACAACATCCCTATTAGCCGAGGAGAACACTATGTTTGATTACAAAATTACCCGCGCTGACAACGGTCACTCATGGTACTGCAGCAAGGATCGAATCAGCTTCTTTCTCGATCTCGCTGATGAACAGGGCTACAAAATCAGCATCAACCCCACCACGGCTGAAGAAATCGCCATCATGTACCGTGCAATTTAAGGAGAATGATATGAAAGTATACGCGACCTCAGTAGCACCCAACGGTGATCTGGTCCTGATCGAGTGGCCCAGCATCAAAGTCTTTAACGCAGTGGAGAGCTGGTGCGACGAGCGGTTCATCCACATCAACACCGCAAAAGAGTTGGCCGAGTTCCGCAGCGAACCATTCCGCAGGGGCATGGTCATCGAGACAAGCCTGAGAGCCCGTAGCCACAACCGCCTTCACGCAAAATACTTGGAGTTAACCGCATGAGCCTGTATGGAATAGTAAGCGTGACATTCGTCGAGGGTAAGTTTAACCGTCACTGGGTGGCGGTACCTTCCGGGGACATCATCTACACCACCCCCGAAGAGGCCGAAGAGATGGCGGCGAAAATGGAGCTGGCCACCCTCGAGGATGGTGTCGTAGGTGTCAGCTATCGCCCACGGGTTTACAACGAACGGGAGTTTGACGTATGAAAAATTTAAATGCATATGGGCGTAAGCACCTCGCCACTTACATCGGTCACTATCTGGACGGCAAGTTGTCGGACAAAGCGGCCCGGGTCTACATCGGCAGCTGCTTTAATGTGAGGGGTGACGTATGAGCACCTACATCAAAATGGTCGACAATTTTTTCTCAGAGTGGGGTCGCGCTGCCGGCAAGACCAACCTGTACGTCATCGAGTGTGACACGCAGGAGCAGGCCGACCAGATCAAGGTCGCAGCAGAGCGCAGGCCTGAGATGGACCGGGTACGTCAGGTAGCCCACGAACCCAAAAGCAACGGTGCGATACTGGTGACGCTGACGCACTACAATTCACTTGGACAGGTGTGGACATCATGAAAAATAAAGAGATAGCAGGCGCGATCCGTAACAAATGGGCGCTCGGGTATTACGACACCATCGAAGGTGGTCTGGCCGAGTTTAAGGTCGACGGCATGACGCTACGCTGCGTCGCCAGCCCGGATAAGGTCGCCAACATGGCGGACAAGTATGACAACAATAAGGGTCCCCGGGAGATGCAATACACTCGCCAGCTGATAGTCGGACCGAGGAGCACCAGCAGCCGCTTCAGCATCGCCGCGTTCCGGGGATTCGTGGCCGACGGTGAGATGGACAACGCTGTGGAGTACGCTAAAAATTATGGAGTGGGCAACCTGCCCGTCGAAGTGCAAGTAACCGTGAGGCAGTGGACATGAGCAGACCAACGTATGTGACCGATGAGCACACAGCGGAAATGAATGAGATTGCAGAGCGCGTGGCGGGGCATCTGGGCCTCACCATAGATAGCTATATGCACCGTATGAGCGTGTGCTCACACCGTATGAGCAACCAACAGCTTTCTTTCATCGTGAAAGCCATCAAGCGTCGGTGCCTACCCACTGCGCACTTTCTGCTCAATAGAGGCTTCGCCATCTCTACGTCAAAGGTGGATCGCCTGACAAACATGGCGGCTAGTGACGGGAGCGAGGCAGTCCTGCTAATGAAATTCGGCGATGGGCACATCTACTACATCAACCTGTCGCAGACCCCTCCAGACTCTATGATGGAGGGTGGGAGAACAGACAGGGGCGACCAACGTGATGTAGAGCCCGAGAACTGCTACATGATGAATAAAGTGCAATTCATAATATGAGAACTGAAATGATAAATGGAAATACAGTACCGCAGAACAGCGCCCTTCAAACGGCGATCATGAAAGTGCTGCTGGGCAACCCGCGCATGGATGCATTCAAGGCCGCAGAGCTCGCGTATGACGCCCTGCTGGCCGAGAAGGACTTGGTGGACGTAGCGGTTGACGCCCTGCTGGCGAACAGCTGGCAGCCTCTGGGGGACCCTGAAGCACAATTCTCGGTCGAATCAAGGTTCGTGTCGGAACTGCGGGAGTCCCGGTCATGAAAGTGGAGAGGCAGCTGGACGGGTCGTGGCTGGCCGTAGGCAACGGTCCGCTACGGCGGGTACTTGCCGAGGGCGCGACCCGGGTGACCGCAGCAGCGGCGTTCTCCGCTGTGTGCAAAGAACAATGGGCCAAGGGATGAGGTGCGCAAAGTGTGGGGAACTCTCGATCGCAGTGGACACCCGGGAGAAGAAGGCGCTGAAGGTTGTCGTCGGCATGCGCAGGCGCCGGGAGTGTACGAGCTGTAAGTTCCTGTTCACCACATGGGAGATGACCATGGATGATGTGAACAACCTCAAGCAAACACTGGGTGCTCAATTCCTGAGCGCCATCAATGCCGTCATGGCAGATAAGGAGACTGGGGATGATTGAGTGCTATGAATGCGGGCAGTTGGCGGCGCCACTGTCACCGCGGAGCCGGTGCGCCACCTGTGAGCACCGACATGCGATGGTCAATGAGAAGGAGAACGACAGGCTGCGGGAGGCTTCACAGGCTGTGGTGGATACCGCTCGCAGGGCAAAGAGCCAGCAGGTGACGTATCACTACTTGCCAGAAATAGACAACCTAGCGGCAGTATTAGAGGGAGTGGGATAATGGATGAGAAATGGATATCCCTGATAGCAGCGGTGTTGATAGTGGGGGTGTCCATTGCATCGTATTATTGAGGGTTGATAGTCACAGGTGCCGGCGGTATGCTCTCGGAATATACCCATAACCCAAGGTTTGATGATGAGAAGGATACTCACTGCGATTCTGATCGCAGTACTCGCGATGCCGGCCATCGCCGACGAGACACAGCACTACTGGGTGTTCGGCGACAGCCTGACATCGACACCAGACTCATGGGCCAACCAGCTAGATGACCTCGGTTTTGCCACGATCAACAACGCAGCGCAGCCCGGACTCAGACTCGTAGACCTCACCCTCCCCCGATACCTCAACTGCGTTCATAGTGAGGTAATCATCTGGATAGGCACGAACGACGCAGGGAACAAGATACCGAAGAAAAGGTATGAGCAGGCTCTCACAGACGCGATGCAGTTCTTCGAGGGTAGGGAATGCAAGGTATGGCTCATACTGCCGCTGCAGCTGGACACCCTCGGATCGGAGCTGCAGGAAAGGACATTGGCGGCCCGCGAGTGGACCCTGCAGATAGCGAGCATGTACAGCAACGTGAGCATACTGGACCCTCACTACTCACCAGACCAGACTGTGGACGGACTGCACCCTAATACCGGGGCACAGTTCTGGACAGCGGTCTACCTATTGAACGAGATTGGAATGACCGCACCTAAAGGAAATGAAGATGAGCAAATGTCCGCAGATTGAGATCATGGAGTTGAAGGCCGAGATCGCCGAGATACGGAAGGCGGCCGAGGCCGTTGTGAATAACTACCGAGGTCGGGTGGGTGGTGAGTACTATTACATCATCACAAGCTCGGTGGGTAATAAACTAGCCGCAGCACTGGGGATGAAGTAATGGCAAGAACAGATAAATCTACCGGAAAGTTCGACACCCGGGAGGAACTCGAGTCGGCCGTCATGACACACACTGGGATACAACCGGTGATCGCTGTGGATTGCGGGATCAGTGTGGCGACCGTCAGTAGGATACAGAACCCACGTCCGGTGGTACCACCAAGGTTGAATCTTGACGATTACTGGAGAATACCCGCCACTTACCCGTCACTTACCCGGTAGTGGCGGGTATTCGGATCGGTAGAGCTGGCGGGGGCTGTAGACCTTTTACCCTTTATACCCTTTATAAATATATATTTAATATAATATAAGACATAGATAGAGATACAGAGATAGAGATACAGAGATAGAGATACAGAGATAGAGATACAGGGACGCGGGACACAGGGCGTGTGGTAGGGCACTTTGTGACGGGTATGCGTGTAAATGGCCCGAAAAGTTAATGTAATCAATGGGTTGCGAGTACCCGGCAGTAGTGGGTATAGCAAATAGTAACGGGTATGTGATATTGTCCGGGAAATAGGGAGAAATGTATGTTGCCAAGCAGTGCAATGGGGAGACCCAGAACAATCAAGAGTCCCGAGGAGTTCGATCGGTTGGTCGATGGTTATGTGGCTGAGTGTCGTATGTGTGATCAGAAAATGGACACCGTATCGCTCGCTCTGTATCTCGGATTCAACTCGAAAACCTCGCTCAGGGACTACGGTAACCGCGAGGGGTTTGAAGAATTTGCCCCCTCAGTAAAAAGAGCGCGCTCAATTGTGGAGGCTGGCTACACTCAGCTGGCCCTCAACGGGGGTGGCGCCGGGCCGATATTTTTACTCAAGGCGGTCTATGGATACGAGGACAAGAAGACCATCGATGTGAATGCTACCGGTGAGATCAATGTGGTGATGAGCGAGAAAGATGCCAAGCTCTAAGCCGGTGTTCGTCATGACCGCGGCGCAGGACCGCGCTATGGACATCATGACCTCGGCAGCGGTGCACATCGCACTGGGGGGTGGTTCCCGGTCCGGGAAGACTTTCCTGCTGCTCAGGGCCGTCATGATGCGTGGTGTGAAGGAGCCCGGCAGCCGGCACGCTATCTTCAGGTTTCGATTCAACAGCATCAAGGCGTCGATTATCTACGACACGCTACCCAAGGTCCTTCAGCTCTGCTTTCCCGAATTCCCCCCATTGTCCACAATGCTCAACAAGACCGATTGGTTCCTGCGCATGCCCAACGGCAGCGAGATATGGTTCGGTGGACTCGATGACAAGGAGCGCACCGAGAAGATTCTGGGGCAGGAATTCGCTACGATCTACTTCAACGAGGCCAGCCAGATACCTTACAACTCGATGCAGTTGGCGTTGACTCGACTCGCCCAGAAGACTGAGCACCTACAGCTCAAGTCATTCACCGACTTCAACCCACCATCGAAGCGACATTGGACCTATCAACGGTTCATCACCAAGCGTGACCCCTTCACCAAGATGGCTGTGGCCGAACCCCACAAGTATGGGTTCTACCTGATCAACCCTGCGGATAACCTCGTCAATCTAGCGCCTGAGTACATATCGATCCTCGAGGCCATGGGGCCTAAGGAGCGGTCCAGATTCCTCTTAGGTCAATTTGCGGACGACAATGACGGCGCGCTTTGGACCGATGAGCTATTGCACCAACAGCGCGTATTGGGGCAGGAGGGCAGTCTCCCGGACTGGTTGCGCATCATTATCGCTGTGGATCCATCGGGCTGTAGCGGGCCTGAGGACTTCCGATCGGACGAGATCGGCATCATGGTTGTGGCACTGGGTACCGATAGTAAGGCGTATCTGCTCGAGGATCTCAGTGGGCGCTATTCACCTGAGAGCTGGGGTGAGGTTGTGGCCAACGCCTTCGATCGCCACAATGCGGACCGGGTCGTTGGTGAGAAGAACTACGGTGGCGACATGGTGAGAGCCATTGTCCACGCTGCCAACCCCGACATTCCGTACAGTGAAGTGCACGCCAGCCGCGGTAAGGTTGTCCGGGCCGAGCCAATCAGCGCGCTGTATGAGCAGGGCAAGGTGCACCACGTTGGGTACTTCAGGGAGCTCGAGGAACAGATGTGCTCAATGAACATGGGTGGATACGTTGGGCTCAAGTCACCTGACCGACTCGATGCCTTGGTCTGGGGCATCACCGAGCTATTCCCCAAGATCACCAAGCGTAAGGTCGATGATAACTTCAGACCGCGCCCTGCGCTGACGGTGGACAGGTCTGCGTCCCGGTTTGACAGGACGCAGCATCGGCGGTAGGATCGCGAGGAACTGAATGGGAGAGTGTGATATGGCACGGTTATTTAAACACGGTTTGATAGGTAAGCTCGTCGACAAGAATGACAAGAGGCGTGGTGGGGACAGAAAGGACAAGCCCACTGCCACTACCAGCGCCGATGCTCCGCTCGGTAAGAAGGCAGTCCCGGTTCGCAAGAACCCTCGTCCTCGATCTAACATGCTCACGGAGGATTAAATATGGGTGCTCTCAAGAAAGGATTGGACAAGTTCGATTTAGGCACACCGCTGGTTGCTAAGGCGTTTGGTGGCACTGCTGATTACGGTGAATCTGCCAAGGCCCGGAAAAGAAAGACCAAGGCCATTAGTGAGGCCAATATGGGTAAGGTCGAGGGTAAGGCATCGAAGGGTGCTGTCAAATCGAACATGCTCACATGAGTAAGATACTGGCCCCTCTCGTCAAAGTATCCACCTTCGGTAAGATTGATCTGGATCCCAGCACGCCCAAGTTACCTAAGGCCAACGCGGCCCCTGACCCAGACGCCAAGGAAGCAGCCAAGGCCGAGAGTCGCCGGCTGCAGCGTAAGAAGCGTAGCGGTCGTACATCCACAGTATTGGCAGGTGGGAGCTCTAAAATTGGCTAAACAAAACATCAGCGAGCTTAAAATGCTCGCCGACCGGGTGTTCAAGAAGCATTGGCCGGTCATGACATTGTGGCAGACCATCGCCGATCACTTCTATCCAGAGCGGGCAGACTTCACCCAGACACGCAATGTCGGGCAGGAGTTGGCTGATTCGTTGGTTGATAGCTACCCGATACTGGTCCGCCGGGATCTGGGTAACTCATTCAGCGCGATGCTCAGGGATGGCGACTGGTTCCAGATAGGTGTGGACACCGAGGTCGATCAAGAGGGTCAAGTGTGGCTCGATAGTCGATCGAAGTACCTCAAGAAGTTGATGTACCAGCGGCAGGCTAACTTCGTCCGGGCCACCAAGGAGGGCGACCACGACTATGCTGCGTTCGGTCAATGTGTGATCAGCGTTGAGTTGAACCGCAAGGCGTCAGGTATGTTGTTCCGCAACTGGCACATGCGCGACGTGGCTTGGTTCGACGATGAGAACGGGCAGATCGGTGGTGTGGTACGCAAGTGGAACCCTACCCAACGACAGCTCGTCGACTTCTTCGGTCCTGAGAAGGTGGCCAAGCAAGTGCTCGAGGATGTGGTCAAGACCCCGTTCAAGGAGATCAACGTCCGCCATATGGTGATACCGGCTAACATGTACCGGGATGATGAGATCATCAACAATGAATTTGAGTGGGTGAGTATCTACGTCGATGTGACTAATGAGCACATCATCGAAGTCACCCCCATGAACTACCTAATGTATGTAATCCCTCGCTTTCAAACGATCAGTGGTTCGCCATACGCTTATAGCCCGGCAACCGTTGTTGGCCTGCCAGATGCGCGCTGTCTGCAGGCCATGACCCACACTCTGCTGGAGGCAGGTGAACGATATGCAAGACCCCCCATCATCGCCACCCAGAAAGTTATTAGGGGGGACGTCAACCTGCGACCCGATGGAATCACTTGGGTCGACGACGAATATGACGAAAAGATGGGCGCAGCACTACGAACGCTGCCTCAAGACCGCGGTGGATTCCCTATCGGTGCCGACATGCGCCAAGGTATCGTCGAGGTCCTCAACTCCGCATTCTTCCTCAACAAGCTGAGTCTGCCCGAGGTCACCCGGGACATGACAGCCTACGAGGTGAGTGAGCGAATGAAGCAATTCAGGCGGGAGAACCTACCGCTGTTCGCACCGATAGAGGCTGAGTACAACGGCGCGCTGTGTGAGACCGCATTCGATGTGGCCATGAAGGCTGGTTTCCTCGGTTCAGAGTATGACATCCCCGAGTCGCTGGCATCAGCTGAGGTGCGGTTCAAGTTCGAGTCACCGCTCAGTCAGTCTCAGGAAGAGGAGAAGGCTACCCGATTCAGTCAGTTCGCCCAGTTGCTGTCGCAGGCGGCACCGTACGACCCGGGTGTCACAGCCAACATCAACTTCGATGTGGCACTACGAGACGCCGCAATGGGCTTAGGCGCGCCGGCAGCGTGGCTCAACGACCCCGGGTTGGTTCAGGAGGGTCGCCTCCAGCAAAAAACTCAGGAGCTTGCCGAGTCAGGCGTGCTCGACGATGTAGAGATCGACGATGCCGCGTAATGTAGAGCTCGAGACAGAGCCCCTCAACAAGCAGGACCACATTGCGATCAAAGCTGTGGCTAACGGTACGGCCGAGCCGGACCAGCAAATGCTCGCCCTTGAGATCATCATCAAGAAAATTTCCCGGGCATTCGAGATGTCCTATGTACCCGGGGCAGCTGATGCCTCGGCATTTCTAGCGGGCCGCGGATTCGTAGGCCAGCAGATAACGAAGTTTATCAACCAACCAGTGAAGGAAGACCAATCATGAGCGAACCAGCAGTAGTATCCGAACCCGTCGTGGCTCCCGTAGTATCTGAGCCCGTCGTGGCTCCCGTAGTATCTGAGCCCGCAGCAACCAACATGTTCGCCGATATGGGCGACAGTTGGCGTAGCGACTTCCTGAGCAATGCAGGCTTTGAAGGTGAGGAGCTGACTAAACGCTCTGGCCAGATGGAGCGTGTATCGGACATGAAGACGTTCGCCACAAACTATTTCAGCGCGCAGGACAAGATTCGATCGGGTGAGATGAGCACCGGCCTTGCTGCCGACGCCACCCCCGAGCAGCTGACCGACTGGAGGGCTGCCAATGGTGTACCTGCCGAGTCTACCGGCTACGACCTCACACTCAACGAAGGCCTTGTCTTGGGCGATGTGGACAAGTCCATCATGGACTCGGTGTATGCTGCAGGCCACGCCGGCAACGTGAGCACCGAGGTGATGGGGAGCATGGTTAACGCATTCCTTGAGGGTCGAGAGCTCGAGGCGGACGACCTGCAGTCTCAGGACGGCATTCATAAGCAACAGACCGAGACTCTCCTCCGCAAGACTTGGGGGTCAGACTTCGATCGCAACCGTAATATGGTTCAAGGGCTCGTCAATGGTTTACCTGAGACAGTGCGCGGTGACTTTGAGGGAGCGCGTATGGCTGATGGTCGTGCGTTGTTCAACAGCCCTGAAGTGATGGTGTTCATGGCCGACATACAGCGGCGACTCAATCCAATGGCCACTGTCATGCCCGGGTCTGATAACCCAGTGCAGGCGACGGCTGATCGCATCAAGTCTCTCGAGACTCAGATGAGAGAGGACAGCGTTGCGTGGCACAAGGATAAGCCCGCACAGGAAGAATTAATGCGCCTGTACGGCGCCCAGCAAGCACATGGGGAGTTAGAATAATGCGAGATTTCATATCCAACATCGGCATCATGGCCGCGGTCATCACCGACTTCAAGGGGTCCGACACTGTCATCACCGACGATGGCGACCATGTCGTTGTCGGGTCAGCGTGGATCGGCCAGCAGATGCCGAAGGTTGGTGATCTGATCTATGTGGGTAACCAAGCCCACTATCTGATGCGCGCAGCGGAGGCTAATGAGAAGTACGACATGTCACCCCCGGGTGAGATTAATGAGCCCGAGCATAAGGTGAAACGTAAGTCTAAGGTGAAAGCCGAGATATAGATGCTTGACACGCCCCTGTGAGGGGGCGTATAAGTTAGACACCACCAAGCGACCCTCGATGTGAACGAGCAGCCCCACACCATGTGGCCAACCTGCAGACCGACCTGACAGCCAACTCCGAGAGTGTAAATTTTTTAATTACATTACCCGATAGGAGTACATGATATGGCTGACTCAGCCTTTCAGAAAATGTACCGTCAGGAGTTCATTGCAGGTTTCGAGAAACGTCAGGCGCTCTCGCGTCACACCGTTATCACTGAGACCGAAGTCAATGGTAATGAGGCTACATTCCTCGTTGCAGACTCAGGCGGTGCCAACGCGGTAACCCGCGGCATCAATGGCGACATTCCAACACGCCCTGATAACCTCAACCAGTACGTTGCTACACTCAAAGAGTGGCACGACGTCCCCGAGCGCACGAACTTCAACCTGTTTGCATCTCAGGGTGATGGTCGTCGCATCATGCAAGAAACGTCAATGGCTGTCATCAATCGCAAGATTGACGCTGACATCCATGATGCCTTGGCTACTGGCACCAACACATGGGGAGCTGCAGCCGTAGCGACTATGCTGCTGGTTACCACGGCTAAGACCAAGCTTCAGAACGCTTTTGCCGCCGAAGTAACTGGTGAGGACGACGTCTTCGCTCTGATTACCCCGGCATTTCACGGCTACCTGATGGGACTCAATGAGTTCACATCCGCCGATTTCATTAACCTCAAGCCCTTTGAGAACGCGAACAAGTCTCGCGCATTCAGCTGGTACGGCGTTAACTGGATTGTGGATGCAGGCCTTCCCGGAAGTGGTACGGCTAGTTCGAGCTGCTTCATGTATAACAAGAAGGCCATTGGCCATGCTTGCGATACTGAAAATGTTAGCACCTTCGTGGGCTATGATGAGAAAAACGACAAGTCTTGGGCTCGTTGTTCAACTTACATGGGCTCTAAACTCTTGCAGAACAGTGGCGTCATCAAGATGCTCCACGACGATTCTGCTCTTTCCTAAGGGAGTAAAGTTCCATGGCATATGCCGTAGCTAGTCCCCCAGCAATGTTGACACAGCGTGTCGGTGGTGGTGGAGCCTTTTGGCTTTACAACTCCGCTGATGCTGCTACAGCTGTCCGCGTTACTGGTTATATCACCGACGGTCAGGACCTCGGTATGGCTGTAGGGGACCTTGTGTTCCAGACTGACCTTGCCGGCGGTACTGTTGGACACATCTACATTGTGAAATCGCTTCATGCGACCAATGGAAGTGTGGACCTGACTGATGGAACAGCCATTGTCGCTACTGACACTGACTAACCATTAGTACCTGCACCATCACGCATGCCCCCTCCGGGGGGTGTGTTTTTATCATATCTGGAGAGTATGTATGCAACCAATTAAAACAACGGAGTTCGGGCTGGCAGAGCACCGATTCCAACAATTTTGCGCCATCACATCTGGGTCAGTAACCGCCCTTGATATGTGCGACCCAGAGCGATGGGTCCATGTGGCAGCGCAGTGCCGACCCGGCGATATTATATGGGTGGACGCTGACGATTATTCATACACCGCAATGCTCAAGGTGACATACTCAGCCGGCACTCGAATGCGCCTGAAGCTGATCATGTTCAAGGATCTCGAGATTGTGGACGCTGATCAGGAGGAGGCCGACAACGCCCCCTACTTCATCAAGCTGATGGGCATCAAGAAGTGGTGCATCATCGAGCGTAGTACCGCTGAGGTCAAAATCGAATTGATCCCCACAAAGACTGATGCCTATAAAGCATTGGATGACTACACGAGAGCGTTGGCCGCCTGATGAATACCCTTGACCTCTACAACGAAGCACTGCTGCTGTTAGGTCAGCGGCAACTAGCATCGATCACAGAGGACAGGGAGCCACGTTATCGACTCGATGGCGCCTACAACCGGTTGGCGGTCGAGTACTGCCTTCAGCTTGTACAGCCATCGTTCGCCGGTCAGACTGTCGCACTCAGTGCGCCGGCTGTCGGCACCACGTTTAATTTCGCACACACGCTGTCAGCTGATGAGATAGAGATTATCGGTGTGTTCAGCGACCGCTCCCTCGATCAGCCGGTCACCCGGTACATCAAGGAAGGCGGCAAGATTTCATGTGATTACAATGAGATATGGGTGCGATATATCAGCAATACGCTGGCCACTAGCATCGACTCTTGGCCCGCAGCATTCTTCAGTGTAGTAGGTTGCTACCTCGCGCTGCAGACAGCGACACGACTGAGCCCTGACGACCACGAGAAGTTGGAGCTCAAGTTCCAGCAGCGGGTTGGTATATCCAAGGAGACCGACGGCATTGCGACCGACGGCCCGGGTGGTGCAAGACCCAGTGGTGCCACCGGCACAATGACCGAACCATGGCGCGCCATCTACAATGATGCGCTGCAGTGCATGGGGTTGAATGAGCTGACAAGCATCAATGACGACAGCAACCGGCGGCGTAAGCTAGACATCGCGCTGGATTCCGGTCTGGTTAGCGACCTGCTAGAAGACACCGGCTGGCAGTTTGCGTTCGATACAACAAAAATATTCTTCGATCCGTCAGTCACCCCAGCGTTTGGCCACCCATATGCCATCCAGAAGCCTATTGATATGCATCGCATTGACGGCGTGTGGTCCGATGAGTTCCTACAATCACCGGTCACCGAGTATCAGGACGAGGGTAATTACCTATATGTCCCCTACCAATTTGTATTTCTGACGTATGTAAGCAATGAGTGGCTCACTAACCCTAGCAGGTGGCCCCGGTATTTCACCCGCATGGTGGCTGCTCGAATGGCCCATGACGCGAGTGCATCACTGCGTCCCGAAGGGGCAGACTCAGATCGCAGTGAATTAATATATGAACGCCGCCGATCAAGCGCAATGTCCAACGACGCTATGGCATCACCCCCTCGTACAATAGCTGAGGGCAACTGGACCACGTCACGATTCAGGGGCGGATTCCGTGGGAGACCATAATGCGACGCGGTGTGTACAACAAGTTCAACCGAGGGGAGCTGGACAGTAAGGCCCTGCTGCGTGATGACGTCGAGAAGGTCAACAACTCCTGCTCGTTATCCGAGAACCTACTGCCTCAGCGACTAGGACCCACCCAATACCGGTCGGGTACCCGTTTCATCTCCACATTTTCCAACGCTACGTACCACGTTCCTTTCGTAGCAAGGACCGACGACACCGCCATCATTGCCCTCGCGGATGACCACGCCCGCCTGTGGGTGGACGACGCCTTGGTGATCAAGCCTCAGGGCACGTTGACTCTCGCAAACCAAGAATTTACCAGCAACCTCACGAGTTGGACGGATGACTCGGGTGTTGGTTCTAGTACATCATGGGGGTCCAGCGGCACAGCCGATCTATATGGTGCCCGGGATACCAGCGCCAAGCTCTGGCAGACATTCGCCGGCACGGGCGCTGGCGTCGAGCACAGTGTGCTCATTGAGATTGAGCAGGCACCCCTCGAGATCCGGGTGGGTGAGTCCGGCGCAAACAGCTTTGACATATTGAAGGTGACCCTCGAGCCGGGTATTCACCAACTGGTATTCACCCCCGTTGGGAACACCCCAACCATAACTCTGGTGAACAGCAATAATTACCGGGGCAGGGTCCTGTACGTCCGTCAAGGTGATGGCGCTGTACTCGAGCTGGCCACCCCCTCCGATATCAGTGAGTTGGGCAGCATTCGATGGGCTCAATCCGCCGACGTGATATTTTTCGCAACCTCCAGCACCCCGCAGTTCAAGGTGGAGCGTAGGGGTAAGAAGTCGTGGAGCATTGTGGACTTTCGTATGGACGATGGCCCGTTTGATTTGATTAACAACACCGACACCACAATGACGATTTCTAATCTCGAGGGCAATGGGGATATCACAGCCAGCGATGATTACTTTAAGTTAACTGATGTGGGTCGCATCATCACGCTGACCAGCGCCAGTCAACGAGTTGAGACCGTACTAACCGCTGAGGATACTGGGACTGACAGCATCCGCGTGACGGGGGTTGAGTCCCCGGTTCGGAGGTTCAAGATAGAGACAACTGGAAATTTGGCAGGTACTCTCACACTCCAGCGCAGCACTGACGACAAGTCGTGGCAGGATGTGGAGTCTTACAGTGGTAACAAGAATAAGTTCTACAACGACAAGCTGGATAACGCCATCCTGTACTATCGTCTCTGGATCAAGGTTGGTGACTATACATCTGGCTCCGTCAGCGCCTCTCTCAACTATGAGAATGGTAGCAAGGACGGCATTGCCCGCATTACAAACTTCAATAGCTCCACCAGTGTCGGCGCGCAGATCCTCAAGAACTTTGGCGAGACTGTAGCCACCAAGGACTGGTCGATTGGGGAGTGGGGCAAGGACGGTAAGTTTCCGACAGCGGTCGCTCTTTACGAGGGTAGACTGTGGTGGGCCGGACTGGTTAAATTATGGGGATCGGTCAGTGACGAGTATGCGTCGTTCGATGATGAGCTGGAGGGCGACAGCGCGCCTATCCGTCGCACCATCGGGTTCGGTCCTGTCGACCGTGTGGATTGGATTGCCGCATCTGCCCGACTCATGGTCGGGCTTGCTAGTGACGAGATCACAGTCCGTTCCAGCAGCTTCGGTGAGGTGCTCTCAGAGTCCAACTGCAACCTGAAATCTGGCAGCACACAAGGTGTCGCTGCAATTGAACCGCTCAAGGTCGATGACTCACTGCTGTTTGTACAGCGTTCTGGCGTCAAGATCATGGATGCGGCGTACAGTCTCGACACAGACAATCATGGTAACACCGACATGATGACATTGAACCCGAGCATATGCAGCCCGGGCATCGTTCGTATGGCGGCATCCAGACAGCCTGAGACCCGTGTCTACGTCGTTCTGGCTGATGGTACCATGCGTGTTCACCTGCAGGATCCCGCTGAAGATGTGGTTGCGTGGTCTCGTATCACAATGAATGGGTTAATCAAAGATGTGATTGTGCTCCCGGGTCTGAAAGAGGACGTTGTCTACATCTCGATCGAAAGGAATGGGGTATTAAATCTCGAGCGTTTCTCAAGGCTTGCCGACATGGTCACAGAGCACTTCGACAGTTCGGTGTTGTACTCCAGCCCCGGAAGCGGTGTGTTGACTGGGTTGGATCACCTCAATGGTGAGACGGTCGGTGTGTGGGCTGATGGTCAGGACCGCGGCACGTTCACTGTGGCTGCGGGCTCGATCAATGTCACGACCACATACACAACGGCGACCGTTGGGCTACCCTACGTTGCCCGCTACAAATCAAATAAAATTAGCCAGTACATGGCTACGACATCAGGTATCACGCGAGTTGTCGGGATGCTCAAGCGAGTGGTCGACTTGAACATGGTGATGGAAGACTACTGGCCGGGTTCTGTCCGAGTGGGTCCAGACTTCACCCTGTTGGAGGACATGCCGCTGATTGAGTTCGGTAAGCTCGTCGACACCACTGCCGTGATAGCAGAATATGACGAGCACCCTTTCGAGTTCAACGGTAACGACGACGTCGACCCGAGGATCTGTATTGAGGTCACCGGGCCCGCTGTCCTACTGGGGATGAGCTACGGTGTGCTGACTGAAGACGAGGTCAAGGAATGATCATCCGACCCGCCACCCGCGATGACATCATTGAGATGTGTGGAGGCACATTCCCGGCTAATATCTGGGCAATGGCGGTCGAAGATGATGGTGAGTTGCTAGGCGTTGCGGGCATCCACTACAGCAACCCGCGAATGTGTTTCGGTAACATTAAGTCCGCGTTGAAGAAATCTCCGCGTACAATTGTTAAGCTGGCGCGCATGGTGACCGAGGTGGTGGCGAAGTCGGACGTTCCGGTCTACGCTATTGCAGAACCGGATGAGCCCACAGCTCCGGGATTTCTTGAGCATGTGGGATTCAAACACATTACGAGTAATAGCAGCGGGGAGGTTTACGAATGGCAATGGTAGCAGCCGTAGCGGCCGTGGCGATAACAGCCCTTGGTCAGATGAAAGAGGGTGCAGACGCAGAGGCGGCTGGCAAATTCTCAGCCAGACAACAGATCCGCAATGCCAAGGCATCGAAGGCGGAGGGCGCCCGTGGGGCCATTGAGGCTAGACGTCAGGGCGATCGTACTGCATCTGATGCATCAGCCGCCATGGTGGCCTCAGGGGGCGTCACGGACGATGTGGGGGCCATTAAGACGCTGTCGAAGATTAAGGAGGTGTCCGAGTACAACGCTCTGGTGTCGATATACAAAGGCGACCAGCGTTCTCAGACACAGATGCTACAGGCCCAGATGGATAAGTTGGCAGGCAAGAACAAAAAGGAGTCCAGCTACATTAAGGCCGCCGGCACTGCGATCGGCGGCGCCAGCAATGCATATAAAATGAGCGGCACATAATGCCTAAGATACCGAGCGCGACACGGATTGACACGCAGCAGTTCTCTGGTCAACAGGGTATTGTCAACATGCAGGTTGTGGACAGCGGCCTGCAGTCGTTTGGTGAGGACCTGTCAGGGGTGGCCCGCGACCTCAAAGACGTTGAGATGGTGGATCGACAGGCTGTCCTCGATGAGGCCGACATCGCCACAGCTATCGCAACTGAGGACATCAGGGGTAGATATAAGGATGACCCTGATTTCGGCACATCTGAGACCCGTGGCGGTAAGGAATACGACGACGCTATTGGGAAAATTGGTGAAGGTATCGCCAACGAGAAAGACCGAAAGCGTTGGATGGCTGCTCAAACTGTTGACGCGGCCAAACTCCGCACCGGCCTGCGTGGCGATGCCGACATCAAGCAGCGTGACGCCAACCGTGCTGGTATCAACGACCAGACCGCTGACCTGCGCAAGGCTGCTCTCACATCGGAAACCCCCGGTGAGTTGGTCGCCCAATATGAGCGCCGTCTCGAGAGCGGTTACGCCCGGGGCGATATTACCGCTGTAGAGCAGGAGAAGATGGGTCGCGAGTTCAAGGAGCAGATAACGGGCGATCGTCTCAGCCGTATGGATGCTGACGACGTGACCGCCGCACTGAATGACCCTAATATTTCTGGGATGTTGAACCCGGACCAGATACTGCTTTACACGGAGAAGGCTGAGACCGAGACCGTATACAACAGCGCCGTGACAGTTGTTGACACTGAGATGGGCAAACCTGATGCAACCGCTGAGTCCATTGGCATCGCCATCGATAATATTAAGGACCCTAAGGTTCGCAAACAGGCTGAGAGCATCTACCGTTCCGAACTGGCTGCGAAGAAGACTGCCGACACTGAGAAGGCAACCAACGCATATGATGCGCTGGATAAAATGGCCCGGGATGCTGCTACCGTGTTTGAGCTTCGGGGCACCCCCGAGTATCAGCACCTGACACCCTCCCAGCGTAATAGTGTGGAGGCCACCTCTATCGCTCAGACAACAGGCGTCAAGCGCACCGTTAACAATGCCGGCGTACACGCCGAGGCGTCCCGGCTGGCTGAGAACAAAGAATGGCGTCAGCTCGACAACCTGCTCAATGGGTATGGTGATCAGCTGACTGGGTCCACTCGTGATAAATACCGCACCGCTGCTGCCGACGGCAAGGCACCTGAAGAGGTGAAGTACGCCATCATGGTCGATAGCGCCATTGGTGGTGGATCGAAGACCCTCGACAAACGCAACGCTGTGAAGGTCAAGATGGCCGATTGGCAGGACCAGTTCAGGGACTCCATGGAACGTGAGCCCACCCGCGCAGAGGTTCAGAATGAGGTCGATGTATACACCCAAGAGTTGGTGACCGATGTAGGAAGAATTTGGGACACCACACAGGATCCCACATACGGGTCAACCGACGACGACTCGATGGCGCAGCACGCCGCGCTTCGTGAGGTTGAGATGCGTGAGGACAATGAGGACGCATTTTTGAACGCTCAGGCGGTGGTGGGTAGGGGGGCTAACCAGTTCACCATGGCCCGCGAGTTTGACAACCAGAAAACTATACTTGGATACAAGAGTCTGCAGAGCCCTCAGAGCAAGTCACTATGGGAAGCTGTGGATAAGGCTTCCAAGCTGCAGTTCAGCGTGAGCAAAGTGCCCCTGACGTCTCAGGAGATTATCAATGTCTATGAGAACCAGCGCAACAAGGTGATGTTTGAATGAGCACTGTGGAGAATATGTTCGCCGACGCCCCGTCTCAGCAGGGCGTTCCTGAAGAGGATAAGTTTGCCATAGAGCTGGGTGACGCGAACATGTTCGCCGACGCCCCGTCTCAGCAAGCAGCCCCCACCCCGGCGCAGGTGATCGAGGATGTGAGTCGTCAGGATCCAGACCGTGCCGCCACGGTGTTCAATGCCGCCAACAAATCTGATATTCCAGTGGGCCTCGTCGACACCAACCTCGAGGAAGTACAGCGCCAGCAGCGTGTGAAGGATTCCAAACCTGAGACGTTCGGGCCCACACTGAACAAGATGATGGGCATACCTGAGAAGGCCGTCCTGATGCAGGACGACCTCGAAAACCTCAGGCGTACCGAGGAGTTAATGGGTAAGGACCGCAGTTTTGGTGAGGGCACCGCTGGGTTCTTCAAGAGCCTCGCGCTGGACATGAACACGATGTTGTTCAGTGTAGGGCAGCAGGCCGTTGAGAAGTTGGCTGACCCCACCAGTGTTAAAGGGTTCCTTGCAGCGAAGTATTTCCCGGAGACCACCGCTGATGTCGTAGTGGGTGGTTCCAAGTTTTTTGGTCAAATGGCCCAGTCATCAATGGCCCAGTCCGAAGAGGCCATGCCGCAGTTTGAGAATGAATGGGTCAACAGTGGTATGGGCGGGTTGAAGAGTGCCGTCAATATGGTCGCGCTCGCTACAGTACTTGGTCCTGCAGCTCTGCCAGTCATGGTTGCACAGCAGCAGGGTATGTCATACGTCAGGGCTCGCAAGCAGGGAATGTCGCCTACGGACGCCCAGAACTACGCCAACATTCAGGGCGGGATTGAGTGGATCACTGAGAAGATCCCGTTCGGCCGCGTCATGAACGACGTGGGAAAGAAGACCCTGTACGAAACACTGAAGCGACAGTGGGTGGAGCTCCCCGGTGAGCAAGTAGCCACCCTACTGCAGGATCTCACCGACTGGTCCATGCTCCCTGAAAACTCCGAGAAGCCTTTCCAGTCGTTCTTAGATGAGCGTGTGGACGCTGGGTTACATACTTTGCTGGCCAGCAGCGTTGGTACAGTTGCGCAGACCACGGTGATGCACACCATCGGACGCATTGCGAGTGGTCCGGTTGAGAAGCAGGCCAGTGCCGACAAGATTAAAATGGACGCCAGCAAGCAGGGGCAGGAGGAGCTGGACGAGATTATCAAGTTGTCTCAGGAATCCAAACTCAGCGGGCGAGCACAGGATGTTTACAAAGAATTTTTGGCAGGGGCGGGTTCTGAGCAGAACGTGTATCTGCCCTCCGATATTCTGAGCAGCATGATTGAAGATGTGGAAATCCCCCAGTCGTTTCTGGATCAGATCGACGGGCTGGGTGCCGACATTGAGATCCCCATGGATATATTCATGACTGAGGTCACCGCCAACGAGGAGCTTCTGGCCGCACTGCGACCACATATCCGCATGGGCGCCGATCAGCTCAGTGCCACCGATATTGAGAATGGTGGTGACATGACGACCCGTAGGCTGATTGAGAGGGCTCAGGTAGCCGCTGAGGCCCATCAAGAGATAGCGGACCTGTCTGACACCATTGTGGAGCAGCTCATCAACACAGGCCGCATGACGCGGGCTGAGGCGAGCAAGAACACCGCATTGTGGGTGGCCCGAATTAATACAATGGTCGTTGATCACAACATGACACCCAATGAAGCCTACGAATACATCAACACCAACATCGTCGGACAGGACGCTCCGGGTCTGGCTGACGCTCAGGTGATTGAGCAGGATCAGGACGTTAAGCCGCCGGCCGCTGACCTGACGCAAGTCGAAGGGTTGATGGACAGGCTTGAAGCCCTGCCCATACAAGGCCATGACAACGAAGACCTCGTTAACAACCTGCGGATTAACTTAGGCGATGACGTTGCCGATGCTGCCCAAGCATGGCTGGATGAGCGCAGAGATGCCGCTGTGACAGCTAAGAAGCAGCAGCAACGAGAGGTCTCCAATAAGAAGCGAGTTGCCAAGGCGCAGACCAACCTCGCGGCAGCTAAGACTCCCGTTGATAAACTGAGCGCGGCTCATGCTATGGCGCACACCGCTAAAATGCAGGAGGACACCACCCTCGCTGCGGAAGCTGAGGCAGCTATAGCGGCACTGGAGGAGGAGGGCTACGAGATATCAAACATGCTGGGAGTAAAGTATAACGAGGGCATGATGGTCTCTGCTGAATTCGTTGAAGACGAGAGTATGTACGAAGATGAAGAGGTGATCACCAGAGTTAGAACCCCGCAGATAAACAAAGATGGTGTGATGGTGCAATCCGCAAACGTCATAGTAAGCATTGGAACTAAGTCTAGGGACGAGACTGTGAACACACTAGCTCAAGCCAAGAAGGACGGCTACGAGGGCGAGGATGCCACTGAGGCGACCGCTTGGAACAAAGGCATTGCAACATACGGCGCTGAGGGAATGACCGTAGAGGCCCGTATGAAGCGTGCTAAGGCGCAGGGGTATGATACTGAGACAGTGATGTATCACGGTACCGACCAAACATTCGATGGCTTTGAGGGAGTGACGTTCCTTACCGAGCATGCTGGGGAGGCATCTGCTTATAGCAATGTTGGAGCCATGGTGGGTGAGCGGATAGCGGACAAGATCCGAGGGAAGCATCGCGGCATTGAGCTCACGAAAGATCAATACGAAGGGCGACTTGTCCCCTATGTTGGTGTAATAGATGACATTAGCTCGATAGGTGAGGTTTGGGCTACTGATGAAGGCGTTGTTATTGTTAATGAAGACGGCACCATAGATGTCGCAACTAACGTAGATGTGGATTATGAAGGGGAATATGACGCCAAAGAAGGAACCATATCACTCAAGGAGGGTGACGGCGTTAACTCATCTAAAGGGAGGGCTATAGATGATCTTGATTCCTATGCTGAGGAGAGTGCTTCCGACATAAATACGGAGTACGACTCTCCTCAAGTTATACCAGTCTATACGAAGACATTGAAACTAAAAGATGTTGGACCTCTGCATGCAAACATTCTTGGCAAAAGGCTCCGGGGTGGTGAGCAAAGCGCCGAACAAGATAAGGAGTATCAGGATTTACTGGACGAAGTTGAGTCTCTAAAGGCGGAAGGGTATCAAGGGTTCTCCACCACATCTGACGAGGGGATTCTCAACCCTGAGCTGGCAGGGGTGAGACAGGTCATAGTCTTCGACCCCAGCAACATCCGATCAGTCAACGCAGCGTTCAACGAAGACGATGTGGGTAGTGCAGACCTGTTGGCGCAGAGTGAGATTGACTTGATTAATGAAATTTTAGCTGAGTACGACACCCGAGCACCGGCCCGGCCCGTCGAGGAGGTGATCGCTGAAATGGGCGCTGGGGACTTGGCCGGCTACACGGACGCTCGAATCAAACACCTCATCAACGAGTGGGGGTACGTGAGCGACAGGGTTGTTGCTTCGATTGTCAGAGTCAGTCCGTTAGATTTCGTGAAGGCCACAGCCCGACCCGGGCAGGTTTCTGAAATTCAGGATGATGCAGGTGACCTCGACATCGACAGGCTGAGAGGTGAGACCCACACGCCAGAGTTGCGCGTTGAGGAAATAGACGGCGAGCTTCAGATCACTGGTCACGAGGGTCGTCATCGAATGGCAGCCCTTGCAAAGTCGGGGGTGACGTCAGTTCCCGTTGTCGTATATAACAAAGACGTTCCTCACGACAATCCCACAATGGGGCTGACCGACGGCATGTCTCTGCGCGGGCAGCCGATATCTCCGAGCGATCCGGGAACTGACATTAACATCTTCCAACCCGTGGACATTAAACACGGTGGTGCCGCTGACATCGCAGCGGTGCATGGTGATAACCCTGATACCACGGTGTTGTTCCAACGACAGATAGGCAAGCGCCGTGATATGGTGGAAAGATTAAGGGAATGTATGTCGAACACGGGGTAAATTGGTTGCCCTCTTCGCGAGTCATTCCCCAGCTCGTGTGTATAATTGGGGTTCAAATTTAGAGGTGGCGCATGCCGTTGAATATTATTGAGTACCACACCTTTACGGCCGACGGCGTGTTGCCTAATGAGTTTCAGCACCACGGTCGTTTCAGTCAGATCACCATCGGTGAGGTGACAGCTAAGGACTTTGGTGGAGGCACTCTGTTAATCCAGAAGGCCACACTCAACGGCTCCCGGCATACCATTCGGGAGGTCACCGCTGCGGACTTTTTGGTCATGCAGGACCGCACGCTGCGTCTAGAGCTACCCGACGAGACCATTGTCTATGTGGAGTTAACCGGGTCTACGGCCCCCAACCTGTACATTGAGCACCAGCAGCAGCAGGACTTCAGTAGATGACAGTCACTAATGTCACGGGGGATTCCACATCTGGCGCCCGCGATCTACTGAAGGAACACAAGGTAGATCCCAACGCGCACCCCCACGATTTAGATTACCATACTGACGTTAATAGCAGTGCTGCGGCCACCGGGGAGCCCCTCGTCTGGGATGGCACCGAGTGGGTTCCCAGCGGTACCCTGATTGTAGGGCCCGACACTGGGTCCAATGTGGCCAACAATGGCGGCATCGATGTCCGGGGTAAGGTCACATACATGGGTCACAACCCATTCTCCTATGACGGGCTTTTGTCCGGTGAATTTCTCATCATCGGGGACTCCCTCACCTCACCCAGCGGCGGCGGGGTTATTAAATACGGACTGACCTCTGACGGTGCAGGTCTGGTTACAGCCATATCCAACTCCACGACTGACACTGGATGGGCGCGAAGCTTCGTGCTCACCATCCGCGGCGTGAACGAATCATACCTCCGGGTAAATTGCACCGTCGTTGCGGGCGCCATAACAACCATGGTTATCCGCAATCAGGTGGGCGTGTTCTCACTGAGCATGGTGAATGTGGCGGGCCAGCAGACGAGCACGGACGCGAGCTGGGCATACCTCCTGTGGAATTCATTCGCACTCAATGGTGAGATTGATGCGGTGCCTGCCACCAGTTATGGGAGACCCGGCACTGGGTATGTCCTACCCAGCGACCTGCCTGTCGTACTGGGCAGCATCGCACTTGTCGTACTGGGGGGCAATGACGTAGGGGGGATCGATCTGGGGGCAGGGCTTGCCCCGGGTGGCACTACCGCAGACCTCACCCCTGCACAGCTTCAAACGGACTGTGAGGCGCTATACACGGCACTGATCGCATCGGGCTACCGGGTGATAATAGCGGAAGCTGCCTATTCTGAATTCACCAAGATGTTCTCTGACTCAACATGGGATCAGGGCACTGACCTAGTAAACACAACGATACGCGCTGCGGCCGCCGCCGTCGGCCTGTCAGAGATATGGAGCTTCACCACGCCGGCTACTGGGGACGGCTTACATCCATCACAGACCGGCCATGAGCTGATGATGCAGGGGTTCTACCCCCGCATGGTGTCGGCCGCCACTGTCGATCGATTCGACTCATTGAATGACACCCCCAGCACCAAGGTCGGGAATGCTCTGAAGAGCGTTCGTGTCAACGCTGGTGCCACCGCTCTCGAGTACTTCACAAGCTCAGGGAGCGGTGCTACCGAAGCGGCTATAACACAGGCATCTCATGGACTTACTGTCCTTGATTGCGTCAGATGGAATGGAACGGTTTGGGCAAAGGCGCAGGCCAATGATGTAAACACGACTGCCTTGGGTGTTGTAGTGGCTGTCGCAGACGTTGATAATTTTACCTACGCCATTGCTGGCCGGTACGCCATTACCCACGGGCTGACTGTAGATGAGTGGTACTACCTGAGTGCTGCCACAGCGGGTGGGCTAACAGCCACTGAGCCTTCTATCTCTCAGCCTATTGTCTACGCCGAAGACGCGACCCACCTTTCTGTCTATGCGTATCGGCCCAGCTATAGTTCCGCAGCTACAGTTCTGATCCTAACGCCAATAAAAACTGCCGCATATACCGCCGTAGTAGGCGATCTAGTTCCTATGAGTACCACGGCTGCGGCAAGAGTGCTGACTCTTCCAGCCAGTCCCGTGGTAGGGGATAAGGTTGGCTGGATCGATTACGACGGAACCTTCGCCACTAACAATTTAACAGTTGGCCGCAACGCCAAGAATATTATGGGGCTCGCGCAGGATATGGTGGTATCAACTAACAATGCAAACGCCAGCCTTATCTATGTAGACGCGACCAAGGGGTGGATGCTGATATGAGTAATTTTACAGATTTTATTGGGGGAGGGGGTGACTCAGTCGAGGAGCTGTTTGACTTGTTGAATACCGCAGGCGTAACAGGTTCGCAGATTGATACCTTCAGTAATACCCCCCAAGGGCAGGCTGCGTGGGCGCAAACCGGTTTTCTTCCTGATTCGGTGGTAAACACACAGACCCTCATGGAGGGTATAGCGGCTAGTTCTGTCGTTATGAATATCGTTATAAGCAGTTCAGGGATGATGGGGAGTGTTGTAGCTAGTTCTACTGCTATGACAGCTGTTGCAGCTAGCTCAACTGCTATGACTATTCTTGCAGCTAGCTCAACTGCTATGAATCTTGTTATTGCTAGCTCAACTGCTATGAATCTTGTTATTGCTAGCTCAACTGCTATGACAGCTGTAGCTGCTAGCTCTACTGCTATGACAGCTGTAGCTGCTAGCTCTACTGCTATGACAGCTGTAGCTGCTAGCTCTACTGCTATGACAGCTGTAGCAGCTAGTTCAATTGCTATGACAGCTGTAGCTGCTAGCTCTACCGCTATGACAGCTGTAGCTGCTAGCTCTACTGCTATGACAGCTGTAGCTGCTAGCTCTACTGCTATGACAGCTGTAGCTGCTAGCTCTACTGCTATGACAGCTGTAGCAGCTAGTTCAATTGCTATGAATCTTGTTATTGCTAGCTCAACTGCTATGACTTTGGTTGTAGCTAGCTCAACTGCTATGACAGCTGTAGCTGCTAGCTCAACTGCTATGAATCTTGTTATTGCTAGCTCAACTGCTATGACAGCTGTAGCTGCTAGCTCTACCGCTATGACAGCTGTAGCTGCTAGCTCTACTGCTATGACAGCTATTGTAGCTAGCTCTACCGCTATGACTTTGGTTGTAGCTAGTTCTACTGCTATGACAGCTGTTGCAGCTAGTTCAATTGCTATGACAGCTGTTGCAGCTAGTTCAATTGCTATGAATCTTGTTATTGCTAGCTCAACTGCTATGAATCTTGTTATTGCTAGCTCAACTGCTATGACAGCTTTATACACTGCAAGCACTAAGTGGGTTGATGACACACTCGGTTGGAAAGGCGGCAGCAGCAACGCGCAGGGTGTTAAATTCACAGGCATAGGGCTGCTAGTGCGTGTAACTACCTTAACGTCTCTATGGAGTTCCGGAAATGATGGATCTGGCGCTAATACAATGGGCGTGTGGTTGGACGGCACTCTAAGTGCTTTTGGGACAGTAGTTCATGCCTACCCAACTACGCCGAATGAAGTTTGGACAAACCCCGCTCCGGTTAAATTCAATTCAACATTGGGCACTAATTTTTACCATGGACATGAACTTGCCTACATTCCACTTTAAGGAGTCACAATGAAATTATTATTTGACAAAACAACACGTAGAATGACAGGCAGCATCGAAGGCTCATTAAAAGGCATTCCCTCTAATCTGATTGCTTTAACAGCAACTATGCCAGCGGAGCCAGAAACAGCTTATTTAAATGCAGATAACGTAACTGTCTCAACCAGAGTCCTAACAGCCGTAGAGCAAGCAGCACGGTCTGTTGATGGCGTAGTAGCTCCACCACCAATTCCCGTAGTAATCACCACCGTACCCGGTGTTGAGTCAGGATATTCTGACTCGGATAACAACTACACCATCTTGGAAGGCGTTGAATACCTAGCGACAGGGACATGTGCCATACCCGCCCAGTCATTTCGTGTTCCGTTTGTTAGAACAGACACAGGACGCAAAGTTTATATGCGGGCAGTAGTCGCTGCTGAAGGTGCCTTTGTGCTCTATCTAAATCTCCCAACAAAAGGCGAGTGGTATACGGATACTGACCAGCTTAACTCAGAGTTACCGCAACCCTTGTTTATCATCGATAAGCAAGTGTTTAAGGTAATGTGATATAGCTACTAGTAGCAAAAGGAAATGGAAGAATGAGTGACTCACCGGTAATAACAGCCCAGAAAGGTGCCGACTCTACTGTTGCAGGCCCAACAGGCCCAACAGGCCCAACAGGCCCAACAGGTGCCGACTCTACTGTTGCAGGCCCAACAGGCCCAACAGGCCCAACAGGCCCAACAGGTGCCGACTCTACTGTTGCAGGCCCAACAGGCCCAACAGGCCCAACAGGCCCAGCGGGTGCCGACTCTACTGTTGCAGGCCCAACAGGCCCAACAGGCCCAGCGGGTGCCGACGGTGCTACTGATCACGGCGCACTGACCGGTTTGGGCGATGACGACCATCCTCAGTATGCTCCCAAAGCAAGTCCAACTTTCACAGGCACACTCAACGCAGCCACCATTACAGCCACAGGTACTGTTACAGCCACTGGAGGGAGTTCTACAAACTGGAACACCGCCTATACCGTAGCCAACGCGGCGCTGCCTAAAGCTGGTGGTACGATGACTGGCGCACTGGTAGGGAGAACCAATTCAGTTACAACCGTTGCCGCATCGAACGATACAGGAAGTTTTTCTGTGCGAGGTGACGCGACATACCCAGCGGTTATGTCATTCCATAGGGCAGCTGCATACGCAGTAAACTTCGGCCTATCAACAGCTAATAAGATGGAATTGGGGGGTTTTAGTGCAAGCACCATCAAGCACACTTGGGATATGGTCGGGAACTATACGGCTGTCGGTGATGTAACCGCATACTCAGACATCCGGGTTAAGACTAATATTGAACGCATACCCGATGCTCTCGATAAGGTTTGCCAGATTAACGGCTACACATTTGACCGTACCGACTACCTACCTGACCCAGATACAGGGGTCATGCCTGACACACGGCAGTCCGGGGTAATAGCCCAAGAGGTTCTGGAAGTTCTCCCCGAAGTAGTTACCCAAATGGATAACGGCAAGTACGCAGTCGCCTACGGCAACATGGTGGGCCTACTGATCGAGGCCATTAAGGAACTCAAGGCTGAAGTGGAGGAGCTGAAACGTGGCACTCCCACCTAGCGGAACGATAAGTTTTTCCCAACTGCGAACGGAATACGGTGGCCTTAGTGGGCAACCCATTATCATAAGCGACTACTATCGTTCGCTCAATAACACGGGGCTCGTAAAACACTCGGTCACCACATCTTCTTCTGCGTGGATCGGACCGACTGGTGCCTCTACTTCAAATAGTTGGTTCCAAATTACAATAATAAGTGGCGCGTCTTCTGGGTACTATCAGTATATGCAGGCAGGCGGGACTAATGTGGGTAACACAACAAGCTATACAAACGGCAATAGTAGGTGGACTACCGGGGGAGCAGTTTTCTATGATGTAACTACTTCGAATGGTGCTAAAACCCCTACCTTTACACGCGTACAGAAGTCGGCTTTACTTTACTATGCGTATACTACTACCAGCACAACAACTTATTACAACGCCGGTGTGCCAACTTCAGGTACTATATCACTGAGTGACTTTTATAATGGTGCAAACCCGTGAGTAGGAAATTTGAGTACACCGTTGATCTAGCAGACTGGCAAGAGGCAACGCGAACCATTACAGTCAGGCTACTTAATGGGACCCCGATCGATGTGGTAATGCCTGAAGGAAGCTACTCAGGGGCGCAACCTAGTATAGAAGCAATAAGCGTGATTGCCCCCCCCATAGTGGAGCGCCATAGGCCCTACCACAAAGACCCAGCGGTGCAGGTAAGGCTTTCTGCTTACGAATCCAATATGATATTTATACCAGAGGAGATTTAATATGGACACGGGACTAGTAGGGGCTAGATATACAAAATCGCACAGCATTGAAGCTAGCATATTTGTATCTCTTTCGGGCGATCTAGCTGCGGGTTCGCATTTTAGCCGGGACACTTTTACCGGTATGCCAAACACAGAAGGAGGGCAGCGTTTCCACCCTGACTATCCTTTTTTGGTGGAGTCTGGGTGGGTTGGGCTGTTCACGGGGGGGATTACTATACAGCGATCTTGGGAAGAGGATGAGGGCGTCACAGAGGACTGGTTCACCACTCAAGCCAGCATCACAAACGAATTCCTAGAAGGTCACGGCAACGTCACTTATTCTGATATTGATATGGTTGCCAGAACTTGCACATCCCGGCAAATCATAACTCCGACCAAAACCTACTGGTCGGAACATCCTTTTATGTGGGATATAAACACCGGCGGCCTGAGGGTAGAGTTTGATGAAGGGGCCAACTTCCTATGTTGTATAATAATAGCCGAGGACTGGGAGCGGTGGACTACAAAGGTTCGTGATGTACTAGCTAACACAGTTGAAATTATAGACAGGCCTGCGGCTGACGTAGACGCCTACATCTCCTTCAATCAAGATATATTAATCAACGGTAAGCCTTACGAAGCTGGCACCACCATTAAAATGGCTAACCCGTCTTTTGAAATTACGACCACACTGGCAACTACACTAGTAGCACACTACTAGAATGGAGTGCTAAGATCAGGTAGCATGCCCAAATAGGAGTATTAAATATGACAGCTATAAATCAAGTAGTTAAGGTGACATCCGATATCTGGGGCGAAATCAAGGCATGGTGGAGGGTAATGGGTGAGGGAATCAGTTTATTGAAGAGCTCAACCCTGCGCGCAGGCAGTGCTAATGTCTTCTTTATATTATTCAGTCTTATCGAGGGCACTTACGTCACGCTACCTCGCACGCTAACCTGCCTCACCGTGTCCAGCTTGCTGGCATGGGGGTCTATTGAGATCGCATCATGGATGATGTAAAGGCGGCCTACGCCCGGGGGCTAAAGGAAGGTGAGCTGCATTCACTAGAATCGGCGGTGACGAGGGCGCACAAGCGCATAGACGGTCACGATGGACGGCTAACCGCTCTTGAGCGAGTCATGTACGCAGGTATGGGCATAGTGGTTCTCTTAGAGCTGATGCCCAAGATACAGGGGTTGGCAGGCTAGTGAGCTTTGATTGGAAGAAGACGCTCGCTACGGTAGCCCCTGTGATCGCCACGGCGTTCGGTGGGCCGATGGCAGGCATTGCCACCAAGATGGCCGCCGAGGCGTTAGGGCTCCCCTCCGGGTCCACTGAGGCTGACATCGGTATAGCGGTTGCGTCGGGTGACACCAACCTGCTGCTGAAGCTGAAAGAGGCTGACCACAACTTCAAGTCAGAAATGAAGCGACTCGATGTGGACATACAACGTATTGACTCATCGGACCGGGGTAGCGCCAGAGAGCTAGGCATTGCCAAAGGGCTTATTGCTCAAGGGGCTCTCTCTATTATTTTCGTAGGGGGATTTATTCTCGTGCTGGCAGCCATGTTCGGGGAGAAGAACAGCATCCCTGAGGGCATGATGCAACCAGCCATGTTCCTTCTCGGCATATTGGCCACGGGGATGACTCAGATAATGAACTTCTGGTTTGGATCGAGTGCGGGCAGTAAAACGAAAACGCTTCAGATGGGTAGGTCATGACGAAAGATGTCCTATTTATCGACAGCTGGACGTGTGACGACTGCACCATAGGCCGCCTGTCATACGGGGAATTTCGCTGTCTTACTTTGGAGCTACCTTGGGTGTCAAACGAAAAGAACATATCTTGCATACCGGCAGGGAACTACACGGCGACTGAATATGATTCACCAAAGCATGGGCAAGTCCTATTATTGGAGAACGTCGCTGGAAGGAGCATGATTGAGATACACGCTGGGAACTACACCCGGCAGATTGAAGGATGTATTCTAGTCGGCGATAGCTTAAAATATTTGGATGGTGATGATGTACTGGATGTTACAAACAGCAAGGTCACATTGCGCAAACTACTAAACGCCGTGCCGAACGAGGTTGAGATAGCCATCGTTCGGCACGGGTAGAGAGTCCTACGGTGGGAAGTTCTGAGGAGTTCCGTCTCACCCGACATGGCTGGCCTCGCCCACCAGTGGATAAAAGGGGCCTTATGGGGAATGTATGTCGTTAGACAGTTGTATTAAAGCGATGGGTAAGGCATTGAGTCAGAAGGATGCCGACGCTATCCGCGCCAATGTAAAGAGTGGCATGGCAGATATGGACGCCATCGATGCCCACCTCGACAGCAGTGCTCTGAATTTGAGGAACGCTCCCGCCGGGTCGCCCGGGGTATACCAGCCCGCGACCAATGTGGCTGAAGAGTATGCCAAGAGCGCCGGCATCAACTACACCCCTACTGACACCTATGCCGATCTGGATGAAGACCGAGCTGCAGCAATCGCCGATGAGTTCGAGCTCATGGAACATGCCCCTCAGGACCCTGTGGTTAAGGAGGCGTATCAGGCGTTAATTGACGAGGTGGTCGAACAGTATCGTTTCGTGATAGACTCCGGCCTGAAGGTTGAGATCATCACCGGGGAGGACCCCTATACCAGCGGACCCAACGAGTTGTTGGACGATGTTAGGTATAACAACCACCTCTGGGTATACCCTACAGCAGATGGTTTCGGCAGCGACTCCACCTTCGACGTTAGCCAGAACCCACTTCTTCAGGAGACTGAGTTCGATGTCGACGGCCACAAGCTGTTGGCTAACGACGTGTTCAGGATTGTGCACGACTACTTCGGCCATGTTGCCCAAGGTGCTGGGTTCCGTGCGCGAGGTGAGGAGGCGGCGTGGCAGGCACACGCGGCGATGTTCTCACCACAGGCAAGACGAGCATTGACCACAGAAACCCGTGGGCAGAACTCTTGGTTAAACTTCGGTCCGCACGGTGAATCAAACCGTACCGCCGTTACAGAAGATACAGTATTCGCTGACCAAAAGATTGGCCTAATGCCAATGTGGGTGAGCGAAGAAGGGAGGTTGAGTGCACATGAAAGACGACAACGATTTGAACGAAATATTAGGGCAGGCACGTCAGGGTTTGAGGGAGCAATCGACCCGACCGGAAGGGTCGAGCTTATTCACTATTCCGAACACCAGCTCGAAAGAGTCGACCCGAGCCGCTGGGGGCAAGGGCTTTCAAGATTCGTCAGGAGCGAAGCGTCCCGGCGCAACGAAGCTCCGGGCAGAGTATTCTTTGGGATCGAGTCGGCCAATGAACACCCGTATCGGAAGGAATCGGGGCTCGGTAACCGCAGACTGGTAGCCCAACTGCCCGGTGAGCTGATCTATGACTACCGGGCGGACCCTGAAAATCTCAGAACCCAACACGACCCCGCGGCCAGCGAGCGCGCTGTGGCCGATGCCGGCTACATGGGGTACTGGGTCGATGACCCGAGTATTGGGAAGGTCGTTGCTGTATTTGACGAGGTCAACGTAAGCCCTGAAGTTGTTACTCTGGCACAGTCCCCCATCCCCAAGGGGCGCGTGGCAGTCGGTGATTTCACCGGTAAAGAATACGCCGACGGCACTCTAATTGTGTACGGTGACATCGAGTCGATCCGTGCGAAGCTCCCAGAGGGCGTCAGGGGCACCCCTGTCCAGACACCTAAAGGTCTGCGGTTTACCCCCAACATGGCGCACAGGGCTGCAGCGGGCCTGCGTGGCGATCCCGTCACATACTCCCGCGGCGGCAAGGTCATACGCACCAAGAAAGATAAGAACGGTAAGTACGTCGGGGCATCCGAGTCCAACAACACACCATCCAAAAGAACTACATGGCGTAAGAAATTTAGGCAGCTGGCTGAAGAGGGGGCTCCCGGCAGATTCTGGTACGAGAACTCAGGGTCTGAGATTTACAACATGACCGGCGGCAACATGGACGAGGCGAAGAAGTTCATCGCGCTGCTCGCCATATACTCCCCGCAGGCCAAGGTCGACGCCAACTCCACATTCGCATTGCGCGCATGGGCCCAGTACAAGGCCGGTATACCAATCGAGGTCAAGACGGGCAGTCAGGATCGTCAGGCCACCGACATCCTCTACAACGGCGCTGCGTGGGGCGGTGAGAAGACCAACAACTTTTACGCCAACCTACTGCGTCAGGTGGATCCCGCTCACAGTAAGGGTCAGGGCGCCACCATTGATATGTGGATGATGCGCGCCGGGTTCTATGACCACGATGCACCCAACACTTCTGAATACGCATTCATGGAGAACGAGACCAACCTGCTGGCCGAGGAGATGGGCTGGGAGCCCCAACAGGTGCAGGCTGCCGTGTGGGTGGGCATGAAGGCCCGCATGGAAAACGAGGAAGTTAAGAGAGTCACCGAGCAGGTGTCCCGCAAGAACAAGTGGATCAAAGGCGGTGGGATCGGCCGTAAAATTCTGGATCAGTCCAAGCACGCCATGAACTGGGTGAATCAGGGAATGAAGCACTCCCTGACTGCGAAGGATACCCAGCTGGCGAAGTTTGATTTCAGCGACGGTGTGCGCAGGCACATCGGCCAGATATCATCGGAGTCCGTACCGACCACTCACTCGGACATTCTAGCCGGCATCCATGCTGCTACATATGAGCAGAAGATGGAGCTGCATTTGGCGATACAGGAGGCCCTGTCGGACGACACCGGGGCGGACATGCTCGCCCAGCAGTTAGGTATATTGGCAGACGGATCCGTGATAGCACCGGGAGTTTGGGGCGGGGAAACAAACCCAAGCACCCAGCTCAAGGTGGCGGTAGCACCAGCCGGTGGTGGCATCATGCACACCAACAACGAGGGCGATGTGATCACCGACAGGGCTTTCAAAGCACTGAAGGAGTCCGAGCAGGTGGAGTGGTTCGCCCGCGGCCCGAGAATTCCATACACAAGTAAGACCGACATCGGGCCGATGTACCCCGACATGGAATACCAGCGGTACCATGCCACGGCGTCAATCGACCCTGCTCAGGCGCAGGTGTTGGATGTGTACGCGGCGATACTGGGTCTGCTCACCAGACAGGATGGTGTCGGATACCACAAGGCCTTCTATAAGAATTCAGTGAAGCAGTCCAACGCCGTGGAGTTTGATCTGGGTCGCGTCATGACCCCGGAAGAGGCTCACGCTCTGGACGTGATCCTGATGGAAGAGCTGAACCATGAGGCCACTGGAATTATCTCAACCCCCGCCGGGGTAAGGGTTGTAAATCTTGACGAGAGCGTCGATAATAAGAAGTTCCATAAGATCGTCACCAAAGCGTTAGAGGCGGTCACGCCTGATGGGCTGGAGTTCGAGCCCGTGTACTTCGCAAGTGACGGCAAAATTGTAATGAACAATTGGAAGGAGAACAAGAATGGGGAAGGCTACCAAGGGCAGGTTATTGACGCCGGACGATCCGATATTCTCAGGTGGAGTGCAAGCGTTCTCTATCCGAAAACCCAATCCGTCTATGAAGAGTTCGCCGAGCGATACGACTGGGGAGACGTCCCCCCCATTAAGTTCACCCCCGAGACCCCTCAAGAGCTAGCTCAGGACAACCGGGCAACCATTGAGATACGCGGCAACGAGCGACAGATTCGTCTGGGTAAGGAGTCCGACCTGTCGAGCTTCCTGCACGAGAGTGCTCACATGTTCCTCGAGCTTGAGCGGCAACTGGCTGCCGACTTTGGTGTGACGCCCAATCAGCGGGCAATGCTTGACTGGCTGGGTGTAGATACATTCGGCGACATCACCGTTGATCTTCATGAGAAATACGCCGAGACCTTCGAGGTCTATGTGGAAACCGGCAAGGCCCCTAGTCTGGCACTACGTGAGGCGTTCGCTGCATTCCGTCGCTGGCTGACTGCCATATATAAGTCCATGGACAACCGCACCCGGGCGGACCTCACCCCGGAGATTATTGAATACTTCGACCGCATGCTGGCGACCGATGCCGAGATCGAGCAGGCGGCCGGTAACCCTGTATTTGAAGAGCTGTTCCGTTCCAAGGAACAGGCCGGCATGACCGACGAGGATTGGGCCAAGTACAAGAAGCAACAGCAGCGCGTCACCGACACAGCCACAGCCACGCTTGATGAGAAATTAATCAGTGAGCTGACCAACCGTGCCGGTGAGAGATGGAGAGAAGAGAAGGCGCCACTCATCGAGCAGGAGAAGGAGCGCCTGCGCAAGGAGCCCGTGTATCAGGTGCTCACCAATCTGGCCAGCGAGCCCATGGACTACGACGCTGTGGTCGAGCTGAACGGCGGGAAGGTGCCGGGTAAGATGATAGGCAAGGCCAAGAAGGGTGGTATACACCCGGACATGTACGCAGAGGCCCACGGCTTCGCGTCTGCGGGACAAATGATTAAGGCGATCAATGAGGCGCCCACACTGAACAAGGCCGCTGAGGAAGCAGCAGAGGCCATCATGGTGGATAAGCACGGGGATATCCTGAACGATGGTAGCATCGCGCAGGAGGCCCGCGAGGCCATGCATAATAACGAGCACGCCAAGCTGCTGCTGATGGAGCTCAAGGCTCTGGATAAGACCACAAAAATTAACCGCGAGTACCTGAAGGCCGAAGCCAAGCGCATGATCTCCACTATGAAGTTCAAGGAGATTAAGCCCGGTAAGTTTGAGCGGGCCGCTACCCGTGCCGCGATAGAGGCCGCTACCGCCAAGACGGATGAGGAGAAGTTCGCCGCTACCTCAAAGCGACTGGCTAACCATTACTTGTTTAAAGAGGCGACTAAGGTCCGCGATGACATGCAGCGCCAGCGCAAGTATGTGCGCAAGGCAGCCACCCGAACATATAACCCCAAGGCGGTCGAGCCCAGCTTCATCGCGAATATTAAAGCCATCGCGAACATGTACGATATGCGCGCCAACACCGAGCGTGTGCAGGACATGAATGCTGTCATCAACTGGTACACCACGCAGTTGTTGGACGAGAATCAATATGTGGACATTGCCCTACTGGACCTCAACATCATCCGTGCGGTGGCTGCCAAAAATGAGAGCACCAATAATCAGATACCTGCTGACTTCAAGCTGCCGCAATTTGATGACCTGACAGCCGAGGATCTAGCTAGCGTGTACGACCAGCTCAGGCACCTGCGCTTTGTCGGCGGCGCCCAGTCCGAAGAAGCCAGCGAACTCAAAGTGGTGAAGCGCGGTATTCTGTCGGAAGCGATCATTGAGAATGGTGGCAAGGATCAGAAGAACCAGCGCGGAATACCCGGGAAGCATGAGAGCACCGCCCGGGCCATCTCGCACTTCTTCAATAGCCTCAGCTCGCTGCGAAATATTGCGCGCAAGATGGACAATGAATGGGGGGGCAATGACGGTGCAGTTTACGAGATGGTCTTCGCACCCATTGAGCAGGCTTCTAATAAGCTGATGGAACTGAAGCATGGAATGTATGCGGTCTATCAGGACAAGCTGAGTGATCTGCACAATGCCGGCTTGAAGCGCACCGATAAGAAGTCTTATACGCTGGAGTCCGGCCTGACGCTAGACATGCACAGCGAAGGGCGGTTTATGATGGCCCTGTACTGGGGCACCGAGACCAGCCGCGAGGCGATCATGCAGGGATTCGGCGTGACAGCAAACGATGTGAATAAAATTCTGGCTGACATGACACCCACCCAAGTGTCTCTGGTTAACGCCACATGGCAGGTCAACGAGACCCTATGGCCAGAGCTCTCAAAAACCAGCACCACGCTGTATGGGGTAGCACCAGCCCAGCTGGATCCGGTCCCATTTGAGATCAACGGTACTCCCATGACAGGTGGGCACATGCGCCTGTTTTATGACAGCTCTGAGATCGAGCTGAAGACTGAGCAGGCCAGCAACGGTAGTCAGTCAAACGTCATGCCAAACAAAGCCGGGTCATTACACTCCCGGGTTGGTAGCGGTGGTAGGCCGCCCAGTCTTGATGCCAGCAACATCATTGTGTCATTGGACGAGGCGATGCACTTCATCGCATTTGCCGAGACTGCCAACGACCTGCACGGGTTGATTGACTCCCCTGACGTGAAGGGTGCCATTGAGCGCAAACATGGTCCGGGCATGTACAAATCTTTCATCGACAATGTGGATAATAAAACTGGCAACAGGTCTGCTCGAGAGACCGTCCCGGGGCTGGCCAAGCTGGCACGACTGGGTCGTCGCTCTGTCACCATGGCATACCTCGCGTTCAGCGTTAAGAACACCGTCGAGAGTGTGAGTGCATTACCACTTGCAATGGATGAGGTTGGCCCTGTGAGGTTCATGGCGAACGCTGCGAAAATTTACTCAGCAATGTTGGAACCCGGGAATAATTTCACCGAGGATATGATCCTCAGCCGTTCCTCATACATGCGCGACCGCGGCCAGTTCGTCAGCCGGGAGTCCAGTGAGTTTGTCAACCAGATGACCAGCACCGGGCAGATCGACCACGCTTGGAAAAAGTTTCAGGCAATGGGATTCACCCCTCAGATCATGGCCGATAAAATGTTCTCATACCCAGTGTGGATGTCAGCGTACGAGCGGGCCATGGAAGACCCTAACATGACGGAGACCAAGGCCGTCAGCATTGCCGACAGTTCGGTGGCTGAATCTGTGGGCTCTGGTAGCGACCTCCACATGGGTGGTATGTTGGCCAGCAATCAGACCCAATGGGTCAAGTTGTTCACCGCATTCAACTCATGGTTCAATATGGTCTATCAGCGGATGTACAAGTCGACCAAGGGTGGTACTGATTTCTTCACCAAGGAAGCCTTGACTGGCGTCATGCTGGCGCCCATGGCGGCAGCGTTCCTGACAGCCATGGTTACCGGCCGCGGTCCCGATGAGGACGACGACGAGGGCTGGGTCGAGTTCACACTCAATGAGTACTTCCTGTTCATTGGCGCGGCCGCACCTGTGATAAGGGACCTCGCCAACCTAATAGCAACGGGGATGGGGTCCAGTGGAACGATGGCCTCCAGACCGGGTGAGTCACTGGTGGCAGCGCCGACAGCGTTGGCCGACCTATTCATGGACGACGACAAGTCGACGGAGAAGAAAATATCCAATGTGCTCAAAGCGGTGGGTGGTATCACACCACTCCCAGCGTCGGGCAACATCACACGCCTGCTTGATTTTGTGGACGAGAACGGTGGCTGGCCAGAGAACGGCTGGGAAGCGTACACTGCACTCACGCAAGGCAAGAAAGCAGCGCAATAAATAATCAGAGGGTAGGACAATGGCTGGATCATTTTTAAGCAGGACTGGGGATTCTCCCGAAGAGGGTATCAAGGCACCGGTCGTCGCGACGGCTAGTGTCAACATCACACTGTCTGGCGTGCAGGTCGTCAACAGTTACCAGACGGTAGCGGGGGACCGCGTGCTTGTAAAGGGGCAGACCGACTCCACACTGAATGGAATCTACAATGTCAGCAACTCACTGTGGACCCGGGCGACCGACTTCAATGCATCCAATGACGTGGTCAATGGTGTACTGGTTCTCAGCGTAGATACGGGCGACATCCATCAGGCCGTGTTCACCGGGGCGTGGTCACCTGACGTTACCCAGATCACATTCAGCTTGGTCATCACGGTTACCCCCGTCGGCGACGGTCAGTTTGTACCTCTCGTGGGGACCGGCGCGGGTGACCCCATCACTGGGACACTTCTGTGGGATAGCGTTGGCGCAGGATCGCTTTGGTCCCAGCTTCAGGGCGACCTGTTTGGCATTAACGCCATGATCTTTAATGGGACGGGGGTTGATTCCGAGTTCTTCATCACGACAATAGACTCGCTAGGTAACGGCAATCAATTCCGATTTACAAAGGATGGTGAGTTCTACATCCCCAGTCAGCTAGCCGGGAACAACGAGGCGTGGGTCATCAAGGGGGTTGACTTCCTTGGCACCGAGAACGCCCTGAGCATTTTCTCGTTTGATAACAACACCAACTTGCGCACATCTAACCCCATCATCTTGTACTCCAGTGCTACTGAGTTTTTCTATCATGGAGAAGACGGTAAGATCCTGACCAGTGGTGTGATTCAGCCAGCAGATAACAATCAGGTTCTGGTGACCAAGCTATATGTCGATAGTGTAGTGGCAGGCATTGGTGGCCTGCCATCTGATTCAGCGGGCAACCTGCTAGTCGGTACCGGCGCAGGATGGGCGGCAGCCACCGGAGCATCGTTAGATGTCACAACAGTCCCGGGACAGGCTAACTTCATAATCGGCGGTGCGATCACCCTCGCCAACACCCACGCAAACCATCTACTGGAGTCGTGGGCCACAGCGACTGATGAGGTATACGGTGTCAACTGGTTGAAGCTCATACCAAGCAGCACGGCAGGGGCATTTAGCATATACACCGACTCAGCTATGACTGAGAATTTCGGCTTTTCTGGCGGGTTTTTATCTCTGCCGAAACTGCCCACTAGCGACACCCATGCGGCATCCAAGAAGTATGTGGACGATAGGTTGCCAGCTGGTGGTAGTCTCAATGATACGTTGAGGTGGAACGGCAGTGACTGGCTGGCTAACGCCAACCTCCAGATTAATGCGGCTGGTGAAGTTGCTATGTCTCAAGCACTGGAGGTGACCGGTATAACCACACTTACCGGCGCAGTTGTTCTCTCTTCCGGTATGCACATGACGCTCACCACTGGCGCCGGGGGGAATAACAACGAGTTTCTATCTATAGATGGGAGTGGGTTTCTCCTGAAGTCTGGTTACAACCCGAGTAGTTTCGCCACCACGGCCGATGTAGTTTTGAAAACCGGTGTTCAATCTATCGCTGGCCACAAAACATTCAGCGATACAAACACCACTATTCAAAATCTTGATGTTGTCACCAACGTAGCAATTGCCACACACCTTGGTGTGGATAAAGTTTTGTACAGCAACAACCTTGGCATCTTGGTAGAGGCTTCTTTTTCTCCCGCCGATGTGGTGTTGAACACACGTAACCTAACAGCCGGTGATGGGATAAGCGGTGGTGGCACGTTGTCGGCGAACAGGACCTTTGATGTTGACTCTACCGTGTTGAGAACCACCGGTGCTCAGTCTATAGCGGGCCACAAAACATTCACCGATACAAACACCACTGTTCAAAATCTTGATGTTGTCACCAACGTAGCAATTGCCACACACCTTGGTGTGGATAAAGTTTTGTACAGCAACAACCTTGGCATCTTGGTAGAGGCTTCTTTTTCTCCCGCCGATGTGGTGTTGAACACACGTAACCTCACAGCCGGGGACGGACTAAGCGGCGGTGGCACGTTGTCGGCGAACAGGACCTTTGATGTTGACTCTACCGTGTTGAGAACCACTGGTACTCAACAGATTAGTGGAGTTAAAGAATTCAACTCTGGTATCACGGCGGGGAACTCTTTAACCCAACCCGGAGGCAACACTGATATAGTCGTTGGCGGAACGATAGCTCTTGAGGGTATGACTAGCGCGGCAGGGACAGACATTGTACACGGTTATGGTGTGTTGGCGTTAAAGTCTTCTGATGAGAGTTTGAAAGAAAATGTTTCACCAACAAGGTACGGGTTAGAGGATGTCCTGTTACTTTCCCCTTCTGATTTTAACTGGATTGAAACGGGTGAGACTGACACGGGATTTATTGCTCAAGCTGTTCAAAAAGTTATCCCAGAAGCAACGCCTCAGAACCCAGATGGGCTCCTTGGTTTTAGGGACGGGCCTATTTTGGCCGCGCTGACTATGGCGATTCAGGAACAGCAGGTTATCATCGACGGCCTGATGGCACGGTTGGAAGAGGCCGGTATCTAAGCCGACCAATCGAGCTGCTGAGACTGAGAGTCAGTAGCGTCCATTAGCAGCTCGAGCACGCCCTCGAGAACTTTGGTTTCCACCTTGTTGGCGGCGATCACAGTCTCGAGGGCGTCGATCTTTCTCTGCACCATGAGGTCAACCTGAGGCAACCCTTTAACTCTACCAAGGCGCGTGTTCATCTTGCTGACATGCGCCATGTGGTTACGGTTGGTGGCATCGAGGTTCGACATGACGTGTCTCACCTGCCGGCGCAGGTCCTCCACAATATCATTGTTCCAGTCACCCTGATCGATGCAATTAGCCAACAGCTGTGAGAGCCGCTGATCGGCCGGGGACTCTCCCCCAGTCTCACCGGTTGCATCGAACCGTGCTCGCTTGTCAGGGTCCTTCAGGATGTCATACGCCAGCGCGATAATCTGGAACTGCTCGACGTCGTCGTTGCCCTGCTGTCGATCGGGATGGTTAGCCATGGCTGCTCTCCGGTACGCGGTTTTAATTGTAGCAGCGTCGGCGTCAGGATCGACGGCCAGCTCAGTGTATGGATTCACTAGACAGCATCTCCATAGTTGCGCGCATCAATAGCGTCGAGAGGCTCTTTCAAATTCATGGCGGCGAACTGTATTTCCCTAATGTCCATTGGTATTTCCCCTTGGTTAAAGCACGGGCTCGACTAACTTGCGAACCCGGTCATAGTAATATTCGTAGTTGATGGGGTTGGTGCACTGCATGATGTCATTGCACACCGTGACCTTCCACCCCTTTTCCGTTTCGCTAATCAGGGACCCGTACTGGCTCCGGTTCTTAGTATGGATGTCGGCGTTGTGGACACCCGTCACATTACCCAACCAGTAGGAGCTATTGGTGACCCCCTGTGCCTTCTTGTAGTCACCCGCTACCATGCCCTTGGGTGGCGGCTTAATGCTCCTGAGCGTCCCTCCTGCTGTGCTGACGTAGTACCGGCTGCGACCTTGCACCGGCACACCATCGAGCTCAAGCCGGGGCGCCTTCACAAATAATGCGTAGTCGAAGATGTTAGTATGGTATTGCACAGCAGTCTCGACACTGAAGCCGTGACACAGCACCATCTCAGCAGCCTTGGGTATGACCAGCGCGCTGTGGTTCTGGTGGTGCTCACGCTCGTATTCGTACGCACCCTTGCGCTTGAGATCACCGTTGAGATAGACGCCGATATAATTATTAACATCCCGGATGTGCATGCGGGCATACTCAACATCCTCCAGAGTGAGGTGGGTTAGGGTCTGCCAAGTGTCACAGATCGTGTGCACTAAAAACTTGTGCCCCCGGGGGTAGCGTATGGTGAGCCCGTCGGTGTTGATCTGAATCATCTGCATCCCGGGCACCTGCGTCACCAACATCTCTGCCAACATGCACAGCAGTAGCTGCCCATTGATGGTGATCGACATGGTATACAGGGGGTCATAGAACGGGCTGAACTTAGAGTTGCTATCGCCGTACACACCATTGAGAGCCAGCTTCAGTGCCGCGTTCATGGGGGTACCCTTGGCGTGACCCTTGCGCTGCTCGTATAGCCTTTGATAAATGTCGCAGAACCGCTCCCCGAGGTGAGCAGGATACAGGCGGTTGGAGATGGCTATGTTGGGATAGTAGCTGGCCACGTCCCAGTCCTCGATGATGTGATCATCGCCCGAGGTGACTGTCTGCGCCTCCACACTGCCATGAATGCCGCCCAACCCGAAGACATAATTAAACCCCTCGACGGTGCACTCTACATCTTTGAACACACCCTTGGTCTCGGTGATGGTCTGCTCGTAGAACCACCTGTGGATGCGCTGGAACTCCGGGTGATTGAAGTTTATGTAGGGCAGCAGGGCGTCCTTCAGATCCATGCTGGCCCGGGGAGTTTGGATGGGCTGGTTGTTTATGGTGAAGCAGTCAACGCCGGCCTTCTCCAACTCATTGATGAAGAATTTTTTGCCGAGCTTGGTGTCATTGTAGTTCAACCACTCGCTACCAAAGGTTTCCCGAAACTCAATCGCCGGCAGGCACTCGGTGAGAAACTCCCGGGTGTTGACCACATCGCCATTCATATTGTAGTCGAGGAGCATGTCGACCTGCACACTGGTGAGATCCGAACCCGGGGGGAACGGGAGGTCCATCAAGTTCCACACTCGCATGTTGAACTCGACCTGCTTGAGGCTGGTGCGCCGGGCGGAGTTGTCGAAGTGATTAATTTTATACAGGTCAATCTGGGGGATGGCCGGGTCCCAGATAGTGTGGGCGAACGGGTCGTTGGTGCCGATGATGGCCTGACACTTTTTATAAGCACCTTCGTACCCAGTGGTACCATCGCTCTTCCAGAACTCACTGACGATGGGCCAATCAAAGCCGATGTTGTTGAACCCCACCATGGCCACGTTGGGCAGGTCGGACAGCTCATCGAGGAACTTGATCAGGCGCTGGGTGTCATCCTTTCGGAACGACATCTCGAACCGCCACTGTGCCCGGGTGGCGTAGTGCTCGACCGCCACGGTGAAGCATGTGGGGTAGGTCTCAATGTCGTAGGTGTAGTAGTCAATCATGACTTACTCCCCATGCGCTCTGCCAGAGTGGCGTTGGTGGTGATGTCCCTGAGTGTGATGGTGTACTCACTGCGGTACTCCCGGATGATCTCGAGATAACGCTCGGCGGCTGCGTCACGCCATGTGCCAGCCGGGATCTTGCGTTGCACCTGACCCCCGCGTGACACTTCAATCCTGTAGCTCATACCTGATCCCCATAGTGTTCGATAAATTTCACATCGTTCATCACCAGACTGGTGCGCTGACCGCGCAGCATTGGGTGGGTCGCGGACTTGTTACCGCCCATCACCTGAATGCCAGCATACTCTGCGTCGGTGATGAACTTCCACTGCCCCAGTGCGATGCCGAT